ATAACTGTCGATACCGTAATCGATGCGCTAGGGGATTTCCTGGAACCGTTCGTAAATGGAGCTGAGATTATCCGGGCACAAGTTAACCGCGTATCAATGCCGCCCCTGCCTTGCGTTGTACTCACCGAATTGTTTCACATTGATTTGCGGGTTCCTAGTCAAGATTATGACGAAGTTAATGATGAAGCCTTGCTATCAGCGTCTAACCGCTTGGATATACAGGTAGATTTTTATGGCGAAAGTGCCGGGGATTATTGCCGAAGTGTGGAAACTGCATTTCGTACGATGTGGGGGTTCGATCGCTTCCCGGCAGGAATAAAACCGCTGTATACTTCCGATGGCATTCAGTCGCCATTGGTAAGTGGGGAACAGCAGTATGTATCGCGGTGGACTTTGACAGTATCGATGCAATACAACCCAGTCGTTGCAGTTCCCCAAGAATTTGCAGAAGAAGCCGCCGCGACCACAATTGCAGCAGATGTACTTTATTAACCATGAGGTGAAACCATGACAATACCAGTCAGTTCGATAGTCTCAGTCAATCCCGGCGTGATCGGTGCTGGCGGTAGTCCGCTGGCGCTGAATGGGGTTATTCTTTCAAAAAGTTTGTTTATCCCTACCGGAACAGTGCAGTCCTTCGCGGATGCTGACGCGGTAAGTGCTTACTTCGGCCCAGCATCAACTGAGTATGCACTGTCACAGGTGTATTTTGCCGGTTATGATAATTCGACCATTAAGCCGGGAACATTATTCTTCGCGCCATTTGTGGACGTTGCTCGCGCTGGATGGCTGCAATCCGGTTCACTTGCTGGAATGAGTTTGACTGATTTGCAAGCGCTGGGCAGCGGTACGGTGATAGTCACGGTTGACGGTGTATCCAAAACGTCCAGCTCTATTGCATTGGGTGCGATTGCCAGCTTCAGTGCCGCCGCTACCGCGATTGCTGCGGCCTTCACGGGGTCACCGTTGACTTGCACATGGGATGCGGTGCGCAGCGTGTTTGTGCTGACAAGCGCAACGACCGGTGCCACCTCTACAATGAGTTTTGCAACTGGTACGTTATCCGCCGGACTCAAGCTTACGAGTGCAACTGGTGCGGTGGTGTCGGCTGGTGCTGCAGTCGATACTCCGTCCGGTGCAATGGATAAAGTCAAGGCGGCTACTCAGAATTGGGTCACATTCGCAACAATGTGGGAACCGTTGACTGCTGATAAGCAATTATTCGCAGCGTGGGCTACGTTGCAAGGTTCCCGGTATATGTATGTTGCTTGGGATACTGACACGCAAGCCACCACGTCTGGATCGACTACTGCGTTCGGCGTAGTGGCTAAGGGTTTGGAATATGATGGTGTGATGTGCGTGTATAACACCGCAAGCTTGGCTGTATTTGTGCTTGGCCTGGTAGGTTCAATCGACTTCTCTCGGGCAAACGGTCGAACGGCGGGTGCGTTCAGATCGCAATCCGGATTCACGCCTACCGCCACGGACAAAACGACCGCAGACATTCTTCTGGCGAACGGTTACAGCTTCTATGGATCTTATGCTGAAGCGAGCGCTCAATTCAACTTTGCATATGATGGCAATTTACCCGGCAAGTGGAAGTGGCTGGATACCTTCGTCGATCAGGTTTACTTAAACAGTCAGTTCAGATCGGCATTGATGACCTTGTTAACCAGCATCGGCGCGGTTCCTTACAATGAACAAGGCTATTCGCTGATCCGGGCTGCAATGATCGACTCGATAACCTCAGCTCTTAACTTCGGTACGATCCGGGCGGGCGTGACGTTATCAGAAAGTCAGAAAGCGCAAGTTAACGCGGCGGCTGGGCGCAGTGTAGGCCAGACGATCGAGCAGCAAGGTTACTACTTGCAAATTCTCGATCCAGGGGCGACTGTTCGCGCGGCGCGCGGTACGCCCGTTATTAATTTCTGGTACACGGATGGCGGAGCAGTTCAGAAGATCAATATCGCATCAATTGACATACTGTAAGGATAAAATATCATGGCAACTACTACGATAACCAGTGCAAATAGTATCCTTACAATGATTGTTCCGGGGTTATTCCCGGTTCCCGTATCAATCCAGGGATACTCGACAGACGATGCTTTCATGCTCGATGCACTCGACTTGGCTGAGACAGTAATGGGTGTGGACGGTAGAATGTCGGCCGGATACGTGCCGAAAGAAGTCAAGTTGACAGTCACGCTGCAAGCTGATAGTGCGAGCAAGGATTTCTTTGCGATTCTGACTCAAGCGGTAAAGACTGCGCGCGAGGTATTTTACATGTCTGCCACGTTAAGCTTGCCGTCAACTGGCGAGGCGTTCACATTCACACGCGGTATTCTTACTAGCGTTGAGCAATTACCTTCTGCGAAAAAAATGCTGCAACCTCAGAAATTTGTGATTACGTGGGAAAGTGTGAGCCGCGCAATACTTTAATCGATCAATGCTGGCCCTTTAACGTTCTGTATCTCCCAGGGCGGGGGCTGGCACCCATATGGAGATAATATGGCTAGAAATACAGCAACCTACACCGTAACGGATGATAACCGGGATGCCGGTAAAACGTTCCTTATTACTGAAATGCCAGCGGCGCAAGCCGAAGCATGGGCGATGCGCGCAATACTCGCACTCATGGATGGCAAGGTCGATCTGCCCGAAGGGATTGAGCTTGAAGGCATGGCGGGATTAGCTAAACTTGGAATCAAGGCTCTTGCTGGATTGCGCTGGGATGTTTTAGAACCACTGATGCGGGAAATGTTTACTTGCATCCAGATTATTCCAGATCCTGCTCGCCCGAATATCGTGCGTCCGTTGATTGATCAAGACATCGAAGAAATAATGACTCGCGTGAAACTGCGCGGAGAAGTGTGGGCACTGCACACGGGTTTTTCAGTGACCGCCGCCCTCTCGAAATCCCCGCAAGCGGCGGTCAAAAAGGAAAATACGCGGAATACCAAAACATAAGTGCTTTAATCGGGATATTGATATCCCGCAAACTTGCAACATTGCATGAGCTGCAAACGGTGTATAGTCTAAAAGATGCGTATGACTTAATGGAAATATTGATAATCGATGCCTACAATAATCGACAGTCTAATAGTTAAGCTTGGCCTTGATAACTCGGAATTTGTTGCGAAAAGCAAGAAAACTGGGGAAACGACCGACAAGTTTGAAAAAGACCTCAAGCAATCCGCTAAAAGTGGAAGCGAGAGTTTCCAAACGCTATCGAAAAGCGCTGTGCAATTTCTGGCAATCATTGGCGGAACGGTGGCGGTTAAACGTTTCATTGAGCAAACGGTTGACACGAACTCCCATTTATTCCGGTTATCCCAAAACCTGAAAGAAAGCGTTGATACCGTTTCTGCATGGTCAAACGCCACAGAACTTGCTGGCGGAAGTGCGTCTGGTTTGCAGGGAACAATGGATATGTTGAGCCGCGCGCAAACTGAATTGCAGTTGACCGGGCAATCTGCGTTAATCCCCTATTTCTCTGCACTTGGACTGTCACTTGCTGATGTGAATGGCAAGGCAAAACCTGTATCCACAATTTTGCTTGAACTGGCTGATCGTTTTTCCAGTATGGATCGAACAACAGCGAACAACATGGGGCGCATGTTCGGTATTGACCAGGGCACTATGAATTTGCTATTGCAAGGGCGCGGCGCGGTCGAAGAAGTTATCCGCAAGCAAAAGGAATTTACAGTAACTACGAAGCAGCAAGCTGAAGAAGCTCAAAAGCTTTACCAAGCATTCACACTGTTACGCCAGAACACCAAATCATTCGGGCAAAGTTTGCTATCCGATGCAATGCCGCATATTGAGAAAGTCATTGCGTTATTGCAAGACTTTGGATCTTGGATCAAAGAAAATCAGGATTTCGTAGTTAATTTCCTGACCATACTCGGAGTGAGCTTGGCCGGACTTGCTGCCGCAACCATCCCAATTAATACGGTAATCCTTGCTGTTACCGGGCTTGCTGGGGCGATTGCGCTTCTGTATCAAGACTTCCAAACCTGGAAGAAAGGTGGAACTACATTTATTGATTGGCAAAAATGGGAGCCTGGGTTTAAGATGGCCGGTGCTGGAATAAATTGGTTAAAGGGGTTACTCAATGATTTTATTTATCGCGCTGTTGCTGGTGCTGACTTCTTGTCAGCTCTTTTCTCCCGTGACTGGAAACGTCTCGAATTTGCCAAAAAAGAATT